ATTTTAACGTGATAGGAAACACGAGGCGGGAACAACCTAGCCAGTCACATAAGTAAATCGGCGCTGAGAAGCCTTGACGGCATGTTCTTCATCAAACCTAACCAGCTCTTCATAAGAATAGTAAGCTGGCTTATGCTTAGGAAATTTAACAATGTCTTCCCAAAACATAAAACGACGAATTCGAGAAACATTGTTGGAAAAATCAGCACCTGTAAGACGATTAAAAACATCTTCATAGCTAGGAAAACCGCACATAAAGATTTCATTACCGAATCCAAAACGCTGCAAATGATCGGTGTAATCTTCAAGTAGATCAACATCAATGCGGAAATCTTTAATTTCATCATATGCAGCCTTACAACCTTTGTAGATGACAGGATTAATACCAGTGGTCCAAACGGCACAAATGATACGTTGATATAATGACTGCAAAGTAACGTTTTTGTCAGATGAAGTAAACATCTTAGGCAAAACGTGAGTGTGGTGGCGGAAAAAAGCAAATTTAACACCCTGCTCAAACGGAAAAGCGGCCATTTGAAACTTCAAAAAAGTTGGAACCTGCTCTCGAGCAAAACGCAACGATTGCGGTCCGACGAAAATTTTTGAAGCCACAACAAAATCTTCGCGAGGAACAACTACGCCACAAAAATGCCTAATAGTATCGCAGTAAAAATCAGGAGAAAAATAAGGATAAAACTCCTTTTCGTGCGCAGCCAGCACGTCATCACCAAACATTTTGAATCGTATCACACCAAGCTTCAAATGTTCCGAAACAGTTTCAATTGCATTAGCAAATGTACTTTCGTGAAACTTGATAAAGTACTGAACGTAAATTATCAAATGATGCATCAAATTAACGACGGTATTCAAAAAACTAGTTTCGTAACTACCACTCGGCATAGTGCCAAGCAACGTATGAAAACCTTTGCCGTCCAAACGAGTAGTAACCTTTAGCGCAACACGCTCAACCATTCTGGCTAAAATGACCCTATTACATCGCTTAATACGAGCATGATGAATGGAATCAGTGGGAAGAGGCATGACATCGTAACGATTAAACACAGCCATCATACCGTTCACCAAAATATCGGCACGCAAACTTATGTCATATTTCTTTGCGTCAGTTTCATAAACATAATACTTCTGAAGTATTTCGTTTTCAAGACACCTAATATCGGCTACAGTTTTAACAGAGCTCAACCGTTCACTAGAAACATTGTAAAATTCCTGGAAAAAAGCGCGGGCATTATCAAAGCTCATACCGATAGCACAAGGTTGAACATCACGAGAACTGCCGATACCGCCTGTCTGAGTGAATGGGGCGAGAAATTGACGCATAATGAGGTAATTGGGGCCATCTTGCATTTGGAATATCCTAGCAGTTTCTTTAGACTCAAAACCGTTAGGGGTAACACGCGGCGCAATTGTTTCCAACTTAATCGCAGCAGTGTACATAGACGACATGGTTTCGCGAACAATTTTGGAGGTTTCACCGGGCGAATCTATTGAATTGAACAAACGAACATAAAACTTAATAACAGTTTCGTGGATTTGATCAGCACACATGTTTTTGGTTGCACGACCAGTTTTGGCTTCAAGTATAGCACCAATAGAACCATCTGGTAAATAATCACCAAGCAGCGACTCATCGAGAATATCGAGTGGAGGAACGAATTTCTTGGGCACTTTGACGATCTTAGACACAGCCATTTCAGCCACAAGAGGGAGAATACGAGCACGAAAAGATTTATCATCGGAAGAATAGTTTGGAACAACGCGATGATAGTACTCAATCAAGTTTGCAAATGGACTTGGATCATGACCAGCGGAGTAAACATAATCAACACCAGTTAACCCCTTAGGCTCAGAAATGCAAACTGTACGACCACAAAAACAATGAGGGAGAGTCTTCTTACCAGGCAACGAATATTGGTC